TGGTATATATTTTATAAAAGAATTATATGCTTCTTCATTACAAATCATTGTTACATTACCATAATATTTATTTAATGTTAAATAACTTAAATAAAATGAATAAAAATTTAAAAAAACGTTTTTGTTACTATAAGGACTACCTTCTTTAAATTGTGCAAAAGATTGAATTATTTTCATATTTTATGTATTACTTACTATATTAAAAAATCTACCACCAGCATATGTCGTTAAATCAATTAAACTTTTTATATATTCTAATCTATAATTTAAATCGAATGCCGATAATTCTTGTCTTATTATAAATATGTCATTATTAATTTCTGGATTGCTAATAATATTTTCTTTATTAAAATCTTTATAATATGGCTTATTAATAAAATCTGGACTATTATATCCTTGTCCAGTAAAATTAAATGTTGTTGTTGTCGCACTTCCAATATAAGTATCAATAAATTTAATTCCACCAATATAATAAACAACAATCACATTTTCTGTTGAATTATTATAGTCAACACCATCAGTTAATGTTGAACCACCGTCAATATATTGTTGAAAAAATAGAACTCCTTTAGTATATTTTTTTAATTCCGTTAATCTACTATTTATTGTTGTGCCTGTTATTATCATATAATTAAATTTTATAATAAATTTCCAAGTCCAATTGGTTCTTCATAACCATAAGGCAAAGAATCAATCATATCTGCATCAAAAAAACCAAAATCATGTGTTTCTTGTACAAGACAAATTTTAATGTAATAAACTGCAACTAAATTTGGAATAATAATTCTGCAATTACCTTTACATCCAGATGTTGTTCCAGTAGTTAGTGCTTGAAGTATAGTTTTTTTAATTATTTCCATTATCCCACTTTTTTTCTTAAAAACACTGTAATATCTTTTTGTGGATATTTAATTTCAAACATTGAATCTTGCATTGAATGAATTGTATTATTAACCACAGAAATTTCACCAGTAGTTGTATTTACTATTGGTTGTGCGATTATATTATTTGAATATTGTCCACCTACTTTATTATAAACCGTTATACCAATAACATTTATAACACCATTTGCTGCCAAAATTTCTTTTTGGAGTTGACCAAGAAATATGTCTTGATTCATTTCATGTGTATTAATATCAAGAAAATTTATAACAAGTGTTATAATACTATTCGCAACTTGATTATCTGATATATTTTCAACATATACATCAATATCAAATGCTAAATTAAATATTTGACCATCCCTGATTTCAATGTAATCATTAATCATTCGATATTGTGATAAATATTCTGCAATATTTGCTTTTAATAAAGAATTACTTGTATTAGATAATTTACCATCCGAACCAATACCAAGTATTGGAATAACCACTTTATTATTTTCTTTATATGCATTGGCTCGAAATGGAGAGCCAAATTTTCCCGGCATTTTATATACCTGTAATAAGTAATCTGTTAATGTTACACTTCTTTCTTGACTTGAAAAATTATATTTGATTAATTGTCTAATTTGTTCTACACTCAAACCATCATTTCCACCAATTGCTGGAATTGGATTTGTTACTTTTAAACTTCTTTGTACTGTTTGGTTATAATCTTGACGAGAACCTGCTATTCTAAGATTATATGAACCAAATTGTGTAAGCACATCAGTACCGATATTTGAACTAATACCGCCACCTGTTCTATATCGTACAAATAATGTATAATTTGCTTTAAGTTTTTCACCTAAAGCAGTATTATTTAAAAAATTTTCAAGAAAATAAACATTACTTACACCTTCTTTTAGAAAACCTTCTTTAAATGCATTTACATCAGCATCACCAGAACCAAATGTTAATTTACAATAACCTTGTGGAGTATATTCTTTAATGAATTTTTTTGTTACATCAATCCATGTTGCAGATTTCAATCCTTGTGTATTTGTATTAGCACTTGAACTTTGTGTATCTTCAACAAATACACGTTGTTGCGCTAAATAATCAACTTCAAAATATCTATTATTTGTATTATAAAATTCACTAATTGGTGGATTTGTTGTATAATTAGTTCCTTCTAAAAGTATTATATTTTCAATTTCAATTACATCTGGGTCAGGTAATGTTATACTAAAAAATGGTATTACATCTGTTGAATTAATTATTTTTTTATATATATTTGTTCCACCATTTATAACAACTTCTCTTTTAGTAACAAAATAACTTACAGGAATACCATTTGAATCTAAATTTGGTATAATTCTACGATTAGGGTCACCTAAACTACTAAATGGTGAATTCCAATCAATATTTGATTGAGTTTCAAAAATTTTACCACCACCAATTACTTGTGCCCCCATATCTAAAACAGGATAATATGATGAGTCTGGAGCATTACCTAAAACAGGAACTACTACTGTAAAATCTACAACTGTAACACTTGGTCTTCTTGCAGGAATATTAAATCCCATATTTTTTGCAATATTAAGAATCGATGACTTTTGTTGTGCATATTCTAAAATATTTTCCTGAAACGCCCTATCAGTATTGATACTCAAGTTATTGGCAACACCAGCATTTAAATCAATAAGCATTGCACCAACGCTTGAATCGGTAAAATCTTTAAGTACTTCAGGATACATTTGTTTAATTAAGGAAATTAAATCCATTCTTATTTCACTAAATGTTCGTGAACCATATTGAATTATATTTGTTGTATTATTAGCCATTATATTATTCCCCCCAATATTTGATTGATATTATTAATTTCGTTATATTTTATTCTCAATAATTTAAAATTATTATTTTTTGTAAATAAATTTTTAATTTCGTCATTTTTTTGTCGTAATTTAAATGCAATCTTACCACCAAAATAGTTAACCAATTTTAAATGTTGCAAACCATCATATTCAATTAATAAATTTTGTTTAGGTAAATAAAAATCATAATATAGCAAACGTTTATTCTTACAACCATCAAATGTTTTTTCTCTAATATATTTAATATTTCGTTTATCTAAATATTTTTTTATGATTATTTCGCCCTTTGATTCGTTACATAATTTACATCCTTTACCACATAAATGAGCACCAGCCATTTGTTCAAAAATACCATGTTTATTACAAATAATTTTTATTTTATTGTTCCACCCATTATATTCAACTAATTTATAATTATATTTATTTTCGTGTATATTTTTTGCTCTATTTATAAATTCCAAATTATCTAATTTAAATATTTTACCATTTTCATTATATCCGCAATCAGGACAACCATTACCATTTAAATGATTTGTTGGCATTTGGTTAAAAACACCATGTATTTTACAAACAATATTAACATTAGCGTGTGAACCGCAATACTTCACTAAATTATATTCATATTTATTACCATGAATAACTTTAGACTTTTCAATAAAATTAATCGTATTCATTTTTTTATTTTTCACACAATCAGGACAACCATTGCCATTTAAATGATTATTTGGTGTTTGTTCAAATTTACCATGCTTTGGACAAATAATTATTATTTTATTTTGTGAACCATAATATTCAACTAAAGAATAATCATATTTATTTCCATGTATATTTATTGCTTTTTTTATAAACTCATTGGTTGTATATTTTTTCATATTATTAATTTAATTTTCCAAAATCAATTCCTTCAAATTCGTTTGGATTCATAATATTATTATCATCATAATAATTCATAATTGTTTTATTATATTCCATTGTTTGATATATATCAGTAAAAATTATTCCATTAGGTAATTCTTTTTTCATATTGATAAATTTAACCTCATCATTTTGATGAATAACACAATTTTTATTATAAAAAAATTCTTCTGGTAATAATATTTCTAAGCAATGAAGATATTTTTTAATTCTTAATTTTATGTCTTTATCATCATAACCATATGAAAATAAATTTTCATTATAACCACCTAATTTAAAATAATTAAATCTACTTAATCCTATAAATCCTAAACATTCTAAATCACATAAACATATGTTATTAATGTCATTTGATAAAAATGTTTGATATATAAAATTTATAATATTTTTATTTAATATATTATCACAATCAAAATTAATTAATACCTCTCCTGTTGAATATTTATGTGCAATATTTTTGGAATGAGATGAATTATAATATTTTTTATTATTTATTTTAATATACCTTAATAGTCCTAAATTTATATATTCTTGAAGATTATTCGAAACAAAATTATCCATATCATCTTTAGAATCATAATTACATAATGATATTTCAAATTTATCACTATTAGAAGCATTAAATTCTTTAATTAATTCAATATTTTTAAATATAGTTAAATTTAAAAACTCTATTCTATTCATACATGTAGTACACAAAGATATTATCATATTTAAAAATTTAAATCAATATTACCTTCTTCATTAAGTACACCTTCAGTATATACAAACTTAATATTAACATTTAATTGACTATCAGATATTGGTTGTCCATTATCATCAACAAGTTTATTAAATGTTACAGAAGTTATTTTAATCTCTGGAATATATAATGAAACAGTATTTTTTATTTCCTCTTCTATTTGACTTGAAGTTAAATCATCATTTGGTTCAAATATATATTTTAATAAATTTGTACCATAATCAGGTTCATAATATCTTTCATTTTTTTGTGTCAATAAAAGTAAAAGCAAGTTAGAACTATATGAATCTTTAGTTACTTGATTCATTAAAAGAAACGAATTAGTTGCTTGGTCATCTTGAAATGGATAGGTAATATTATAAGAATTCATTGTAATTATTTTTTATATAAATACTTAATAAATAAAAAATCCCGACAAACTTGCCGGGATTTAATATTATTAATAATTTATTTACATTTGCTTTGGTTTTCTACCTCGTTTACCTTTTGTTAATGCTTTTGCCTCATCCTCTTTTTGTTTTTTTACATCATAAAGGCTTTTAATTGATTCATGTAATGTAATAATTGGAGCATGTCCATATTTTTCTAATACACCAGTATGTGTATTGAAATTAGGTTTCTCTAATGAAACTGTGTCTGTTTCATTGACACTTACACCTGCAAGACATTCAACAATTGCAATTTCTTGTAAGTCTGGGGGTAATTGGTCGAAAATTTCTTCGTTAAAAATGACCGCAAAATTAATACCATTTGTTAATACCTCTACAAGGTCATTTGTTTTAACGATTTTATAAAGTTCCTTTTGTTTATTGTTACAAAGAACTTCAAATTCAAGCCAATTTTTGATTGTTGTTTTACTTTTAATTTCACCGAAAAGATTAATCATTTCTTCTGATGCTTTTTCAATTTTTGCCATAATAATTATTTTTAATTGTTAATAATAGAATTCTTATATTTCATATTTATTTGATTAATTTTTTCAAGTAAGTTTGTAAATATTGGATTCTTTGCTTCAAATTCTTTACCAAATTTTTCTTCAAGTTCTTTGGTAAAAGATAATAAATCTTGAATGCTTGCTTTCAACATATCTTCAATTTCGATAAGTGTTTCAAGTTGTTTATCAGCCAAATTTGTTAATCCAGCAATTCGTTTATTTTCTTCATCACTTTCTTTCATTTCTTGCATTTTTTTTTCATATTCTGAATTAAGTATAAGTACTTCTTCTTCACTTACAGTTTTAATACCTGCTTTTTTTACACGGTCATTAATTGATTTTGATAAATCACTATCATCAATAGATATATTAGGTTTTGTCATTGTTGATAATTTTTCATCTGCTAATTTATCAATTTCAATTATTTTTTTTGCTGCTTCTGAATTAAACTCACCAGTATCAACTGCTTTTTTGAGTTTTTCTAAAAAACTTGAATCTGCCATAATATTTCGTTTTAGTTTTATTATAATTTTATTGTTTCCATTTCAATTCCTTCAAATTTCAGGACTTCATATATGTCATTATGTATTAATCTTTTCACGAATTTAATAATTCTAAATGCTTTCAATTCGCCATATTCATCTCTCACATAAATTTCTTTAATATCTTGAATTTCCTTAAATGCATTTGAATCATCATCTAATTCTAAAGTTTTAAACTTCAATGGTATGAAAAATTCTAATATCCTATATTCAAAACCGATTCTTTTTATGTGTAAATATTCTGTTAATTCCTCAATTTTATTTATAATATTTTCATTAATATGTGTTGCTTTAATTGGAAATTCAAAAGATTTGGATTTCTTGAACATATCTTGTACCTCATATTTAAAATCCGCATTTTCTTTTTGGGTTTTTTCTACAACATCCAATACTTTTGCAAAACCCACTTCAATTGGTTTATTATTAAAAATGTACATTATTTTATAATTGTCATCTTTAGTACGCCTTTCTTCAAATTCTAAAGTCAAAACCTCACCCAATGTCTTACCAGCATGTTTATGCTTATCATCGAAAAATCCATAATGTTCATATCTACGACCATATTGGTCTTTCATTCCATAACTCATGCCATGTTTATCTGCAGCAACAGCCATTTGATGTGGTGTTGATTTGCACATAAATTTATCTGCTTTCTTAAGAAGTTCATAATAATCTTTAACATAGCGTTCATCACGTTGACCAGCATAAAATTTTTCAAGCAAAGGATTTTTATGAAGTTTTCTTGTTGTTTTTTTATCTTTATCCTGAATATCAATAGCAGATGATTTTAATATGTCTTCTTCAGTCCTATATAATGCCAAAGAAACATATATAATAATTGTATGAATTTTTATATATGTCCAAAGAATTATTTTTTGAAATAAATGTTTCATCTAAATTTATTAATTAACTATTATTTGCTTCATTAGTCATATTATTAATTTTTTGTTCAACATTTT